CGCCCGCGTCTACCTGGCCACCTACGTGGACAGCGAGACCGGGCCGGTCGTCGCCTGGAGCGACAGCTCAAAGGAGAAGCGGCAGAAGGGCGAAACCCGGTTCCGCTGGCGCGTGCTCATCGACCGGACCCGCGGCCTCGACTGGAGCCTCCGGCGCTGGCGAGCTGGGCGCAACAGCATCCCGCACCCGGACGGCCTCATCGAGAAGCTGCCGAAGCAGGGCGACCGGGTCGTCTCACGTCGAACCTGCGCCAGGGCCGCTGGCAGCCCGTCCGCATCGCCCGCGAGGCGTACATCGACCACCTCACCCGCTTCCGCTGGCGGAACACCTACTCGGACAACCCGGACAAGGTGCTCATCGGCAAGCAGAAGTGGGTCGTCGAGCACATCGGCCTCGACCCTCACTTCGGCCACGCCAACCTCTACGCGGACGTGGCCCTCTCTCGGCTTGCCAAGGCGCGCAGGAGCTAACCATGGACGAGATCTGGAAGCCCATCCCCGACTACGAGGGCCTGTACGAGGTCAGCGACCAGGGCCGCGTGCGCTCAAGAACACGGACTCTCAGGCCGGGCCGGGTCGGCGGATACGCCCACCTGGTGCTCTCGAAGCGTGGCAAGCGGCGCGGGTTCCTCGTCCACCGGCTGGTCCTGCTGGCTCACGTTGGGCGCTGCCCGGACGGGCACGAGAGCTCGCACCTCAACGGCGACCGCTGCGACAACAGGCTGGCCAACTTGGCCTGGGAGACCGCGTCCGCCAACAACGCCCGCAAGCACGACCACGGGACCATGCCGCGCCCGCGTGGCGAGCTCGCTGGCAACGCGAAACTCACCTGGTCCGACGTTCGGGCCATCCGTTCGCGCTTCCCCGCGGAGACCAAGGCCGAGCTGGCCAGGGCTTTTGGCGTGGACCCGACCAACATCGCCCACATAGTCAACCGAAGGCGCTGGTGGCCTGACCCCGCTACGATGGAGCCCGCATGCTGACTGACGGATCAATGGCCCTGCTGCAGAGCTTCGCGGGCATCGAGACCCCCGAGTACGCCACCCGTGTGGTGCGCGGCAAGCTCCGCATCCGCAAGGTCTCGGACCCCCTGGACCAGGTGGACGAGATCGTCGCCAAGCTCTTCGACAACAGCGACGACCCCAACGACGCGAAGGTGAATCGCCGGTTGCGGACGCGCCGAACCGACAAGCTGGGATACGACCGGGAGAGCGGCCACCTCTTGTACAACGGCCGGCGGTGCTGCTTCGATATGACCATGCAACTCGATGCCAAGCTGGGCACGCTCCGGTTCCCTCACCGCCAGGTTTGCGCTGGGTGCGGCACCGAGTACGAGGTCTTTTCCACGTTCGCTAAGGAAGGTCGCTGATGGGCAAGACTTCAACCGCCAGCGCCCTGGACCTGCTTGGTCGCTACGGGATCAAGTCGGACGAGAACGGCGACTGGAAGCTGCCGACGGACGCGGTGGCCCGCGTCCGACGTGACCAGCTCGCCCGCGTGACGATGTCGAGCTTCCCCTCCACGCCCCGCTACTTCGCCCGCGAGGGCGGGGGTATGGCCGTCAGGAAGGGCCAGAACCTCGGCAGCATCCTGAGCTTCACGACTCTGCGCACGGTGCGCGAGAAGAGCCCCATGTTCCAGGCGATCCATAGCGCCCGGCACCACCAGGTGCGGCGCATGGCCGTGGAGTGGAGCGGCAGGCCCACCGACATCGGCGTGGAGATCGTCCACCGCCACGCGAACCGGCCCGGGTTCGTCGAGCCCGAGGGCTTCGACAAGTGGCGCTACCGCTTCGCGGAGGTGCTGCACACGCCCAGCAAGCGCTACGGCTTCAAGACCCTGGCCGCGGCCATGACTGCGCTCGAGGAAGACCTCCTCACCATCAACCGGCCCGCGGTCGAGGTCCTACGCAGCGGCCTGGACCCGGAGCGCGTGGTCGGCTGGCGGCCCATCGACGGGGCCTTGATCTGGAACACGCTGGCGTTCGCTGAGCATTGGTACGCCGAGAACCCGGTCGCCTGGGGGAGCTCCAACCTGGACCCCAGCACCATCACCCTCGAGGACCGGCTGGAGCTGCTGTCCATGACCCTGGACTGGGATTTCACCGGAGCCGACTACTGCCTGGTCCGGGACGGCATGGTGGAGGCCATCTACCGGCCTGGTGACCTGATCGTGGCTCCCATCCCCAACCGGACCAGCGTCAACCTGCTTGGCTACTACCCGTCCAACGTGGAACAGAGCCTGGAGATCGGGCTCACTTTCCTCAACGCTTTCAACTACAACGGCACCTACTTCACCAAGGGGATGCTGTCCGAGTTCGTCCTGGGCATCAGCGGCGACATCCACGACGACGACATCGACGCGTTTGTGGACCAGCTCCGGGAAGCGAGCCAGGGCGTGCGTCGCGCCTGGCAGCCGCCCATCCTGCCCATGCCCATCGACGGCGTGCTGCAGAAGATCGACATCAAGCCGAGCAACAAAGACATGATGTTCGAAGTGTTCCTGTCCCTGCTGATCAGCCTGGGCACGGCCATCTACCGGATGGACACCAACAGCCTGAACGCGAAGCCCTGGGACGGTGGGGGCGGGGCCAGCTTGTCCGCGCCCAACCGGGAGAAGGAGATCAGCCTCGCCCAGGAAGAGGGCCTGCACAGCGACCTGCAGTGGATCGGCACCAACATCCTGGACGAGCTCGCGGAGCGCTGCCACCCCGACCTGCGTGTCCGCTGGCGCACCGGCGACGTGGACGAGGAGCGCGAGGCCCGGATCTACGAGGTCCGCACCCGCACCGACATGACCTTCAACGAGGTCCGCCTGGCACGCGGCGAGAAGTCGCGCGGCTTCTACCTGGAGCCCGACGCCTACGACAAGGCCAGCGACGAGGACCAGCTCAAGCACGACGAGAACCCCTGGAACCTGCTGGGCAACCCCCAGTTCGCCCAAGCCATCCAACAGGCCAAGATGCGCGACATGATGGACCAGGGAGGCAGCGACGCTGACGGCTTCGGCGATCCGCAGGGTGGGCCGGGCGGGGGCTCTCCCTTCGGCCAGCCGCCCCCTGGACTCTTCGGCGGCCCAGAGGCCGGCGAGGACGACCAGGAGCCCCCCCAGGGCCCACCTGGGCCCCCAGGACCGCAGCAGCCGATGCAGAAGGCGTCAGCACTCACAATCCGCGACGTGGTCGCACACCGACGCCGTCGCCGGCCCCTGACCATCACCGTCGAGCAGTAGACTGCCGCCGAGGAGACCTCTATGTCGAGCCCACGCAACGCGAACGCCCAAGAGAACAGCGGGCCGCGCACCGGCCGCTTCGGCGGCTTCAAGGGCGACTGGAATCGCCTGCACAAGAACATCCAAGCCGCGCAGAGCACCATTGTCGGCGACGGCGACCGGGACCGGTACGGCGTGCCCGCCGGCAAGCGTTGGAGCGAGCTCCGTTGGGCCGTGCTCAAGCCCAGCTGGGTGACCAGCTACGACGTGGTGTTCTACGAGTACGTGGAGAGCCCGGAGGCCGCCATCACGGGGCGCTGGGTCCTGGTCCAGGAGCTCACGGGACAGACCGATGACCTACTCTTCGATCAGTACGGTGGCGGATTCGTCTCCTGCATGATCACCGGGATCGCCGGGACTCCGTCTGGCAGCGAGCACATGCACGTCCTGTGGCGCGGCATGAACAAGCAGGTGTGAGGTGGCCTACCGTCAGTCCCAGATGCACCGCGGCCAGCTGAATCGAGTCCTGCTCGACGAAGTGGAGGTGGACTACACGCGCCTGCGCCTGGCGGACGCCGTGGACAGCGACGACTCGCTCAGCGTGCTCAGCGCCGTCACCGACGACGACAACGGCCTGACGGTCGAGCTCGCCGGCAGCGTGGACAGCTACACCGCGGACCCCCTCAACGGGGCTTGGTGGACCTGGAAGCTGACGGACATCCTGGGCCGAGAGTTCGACGACTTCGCGGACGACGCCTGGCAGGCCATGGTCCAGCTGGCCTTCAGCATCCTGCCCGACGTGGCCGACGACACCTACGCCATCCTGGGCGTCTGCAACGCCTCGGACCTGCGCAGCGGCAGCGCGCAAGGCTGGGGCATCGTGGTCCATGCGTCCGGGGCAACCATCGAGGTGCAGGGCATCCGGTTCACCGCTTCCACCGCGTCCATCGGGGGCGGTCCAGGCACATGGGCGGCGACCAACACCCGGTTTCACTGCAGCGTCCAGCGTGGCGCGGGCAACACCGAGGGCGTGGCCTGCGTGAGCCTGGACGACGACGGCGGCAACGACCAGCTGGCCGTCAAGCGCGGTGGATCCGCCGGTGCCCAAGCTGGCGACGGCCTGCACGGCTTCCTGGTGGTGGGGCGCAGCGACGCCGCCAACACCAACGCGATCACCGTTCGCTTCCGCCCCTGGAGCAGCATCATGCCGAACCCCACTGGGGGCTTCCTGCCCACGGAGTCCTGATGGCCTACCGCAACGCTCGAGGGGGCCGAGGTCTCCCCGCCCCCGACGACGACGCGGCCGACCTGGCGGCACGACTGGCCACCCGCGACGGCACGGCATGGAACGTCCTGATGATCAGCGTGGACGAGCTGGCGTTCGACGCGATGGGTTGGATGGGCCACCCGGTCGTGCGCACCCCCAACATCGACCAACTCGCGGCCGACAGCGTGCGGATGCTGCGGTCCTACGCCACGCACCCTCTGTGTGCCCCAGCGCGTCACAGCTGGGTCACCGGCTTGTGGGCCCCTGAGACGGGCATGAACACCAACGGCCGCGTCTGGAACGACGCACACCCCAACCTGGTGGACGTGTTCAGCGCCGCTGGGTTCACCACCCAGAACTACGGCAAGCTCCACACATCGACGAGTACCGAGGACGCTGCAGCGGCCTTGCTTGGCTACGACCAGGCCATCACAGAGAAGAACGTCACCGAGCTGCCGACCTACCAGACCACCAAGAAACAGGCATACGACGCCCTGCACAACCCCAGCCCGCCCGTGCCGAGCTGGGACGCCGACGACGAGGCCGCGAAGGACCGGATCGCTGCGCTGACCAGCAAGACGATGTTCGCCACCCAGCGCTTCAACCCGTTCAAGTGCGCCGACCGGGTGCTCCTCGAGTACGGCCTGGACTGGCTGGACGCCAACGGCACCGCGGGCCAGTTCTTCCTGCACATCGGGTTCCGGTTCCCCCACTACCCGTGGGACTGCACCGCCACCTTCAACGACGGCGCGGGCGAGGACTTCTACTTCGGCTACGGGCCCGACGACGTGCCCGACGACTACTACATCGACCCATCGCCCACCGAGAACAACTGGGACAAGGCCGCGTCGGCCTGGGGTGGGACCGGGGCCACCGACGCAGATCAGCGGCGCATGACCGCGCGCTACTGGTCCGCCATCACCCAGGTGGACGACTACATCGGCCAGCTGCTGGCGAAGCTCGAGGCCCTGGGCCTCACCGACGAGACCCTGGTGGTCCTGGTGAGCGACCACGGCGAGATGGGCGGCCACCGGCAGCTGTGGCTGAAGAGCAACTTCTACGAGCAGTCTGCCCGGACGGTCTGCCTGTTCAAGATGCCCGGCGTGCTGCGGGCGCACGACAACCTCAGCCTGTTCAGCGGGGCCGACCTGCTGCTCACGGCCGCGGGCCTGGTGGGGATCCCTGAGTCCGACAACGCCCTGGGTGACGTGCGAGCCGCAAGCGGGAGCGACTGGAGCGACAGCCTGATCCGCTCCGAAGCGTGCCCCCGCGACCACCTGGTGGCCTACAGCTACGTGACCGCGGCCATCGAGCCCAGCGCGTTCATGGCCACCGACGGACGCTTCAAGCTCACCGAGTACGCCAACACCACGCTGGTCAACTGGGACACGTCGCACCAAGGCCAGGCCCGCTGGGAGCTGTACGACCTGGAGATGGACCCGGACGAGCTGACCAACCTGAACGGGACCGCCGGGTACACGGCCAAGGTGGCAGAGCTGAGCGCCGCCATCGCGGATCACAGCGCCTACCTGCGCACGCCGCTCTACGACACGACGCCCCCGTGAGGGTCACCACCAACCTCGACGACCTGAGCGGCCCCCAGGCTGCCCACGTCCTGGCGCAGCTGGCCTACCAGCTCGACGTGCTGCCCGACCTGGAGAAGGCGAGCAGGTGGAAGGTCAGGCCCATGGATCCCGCGCACCCGGAGCTGACCACGCTGCTGCGCCTGGCCGAGGCCGACTGGACGCGCTGGGGCCAGCAGCTCATCGACGAGGTGGCTGCGACCGCCGGCAACGGCTGGGCCTTGGACGACCCGCTCGCGGCTGAGCGCCTGGCTGAGGTCTTTCGCCAGCACAAGGTGCGCATCCTGGTGCGCTGGAGCGGCAACGCGGACCTTGTCCCCAAGGTGCCGCTGGCTGGCCGCTGGGGCACGTCGCTCAACGCCAGCTACATCGAAGTGGCGTGGCGGCTGGGGCGCGCGTGGCAGCCATGGGTAGGCCCGGCCAACGCCCCGAAGCCGGCCCCTCGAGCCGGCACATTTGCCGACCTTGTCACGCAGGCCATGGAGCTCCGGCTCTCCGAGCCTGAGAAGCAGGCCCTGGCCTACGCCAAGACCCGCGCCGGCATCTACATGCGCCGCCCCCTGATGCTGCAGCAGCAGGCCGCCCACCGAGGGCTGATGCAGCCAGAGCTTCAGGCCATGCAGCGCGCGATCAGCGAGGGCGTGCTCAAGCGCCTGCCGCGTCAGGCCAGGAAGGACGCCATTCGCCGCGAGCTCGTGGGGCACCCGTCCCTGACCAACGAGCTGGACCGGGTCCAGCGCACCGAAATGGCGTTCGCGCACAACGACGGGGCCGCGGTCGCGCTGCAGGCCAAAGCCAAGAGCGTCGGCATCAAAGACCCCCTGGTCTGGAAGCTCGTGCGCGGCGACGCCTGCGACGACTGCAAGCGGATCTGGGGTGTCGGAGCCAAGCCGCGGAAGTACCGCATGAGCGAGGTGCGGGCCAACGACGCGGCGGGCGGCAACTTCGGGCGGCCTCGCAAGGCGTGGGTGGCCGTCTCCGGGCCAATACATCCCAATTGTACGGAAGGCCCCCTGCAGCTGTTCCACCCTGTGATCTTCCGCGCCCTGATGGCGACGGTTCCAGAGGCTTTCGAAGCAGGGTAGTTAGACTCCCCCCACGTCCCCCAGGGAGACCCCCATGAGCTCCGGTATCGGAAAGACCCAGAACGCCGCCCTGCGCATCGTCCTCGAGCTGATGAATGACGAGGGTTCACAGGCCAGCCAGACCCTGGACGAGTGCTTCACCCTGTCCGGGTACACGGTCACCCGTCGCCAGGTGGTGTCGCTGGCTCCCGCGGCTATCGACGAGGCCGTCACGTTCACTGACGCCATCGCGCTGATCCTGGTGACGAAGGACTACGACTTCGACCTGCGCATGGCCGCGGGCGAGACCCTGCTGGAGAACCTGCGGTTTTTCACGTTGTGGGCCTACGACACTGACGAAGGCGTCCACCAGACCAGCGTCCTGCTCACCGGAAACACCACAAACACAGCCCTCGTCGAGGTCTGGACCATCGAGAAGCCCTGATGGCCTACGACTCCGTCCGACGCAACCGGCGCGTAGAACTGGGCCGAGATGACAATGATCTGTCATCGGACGTGTGGGGTGTCGCGAAGACCACCAAGTCGTTTTCGCTGTTCCGCTCGTTGTTCACCTACGGGATCCCAGGTGAGGAGTGGCGGTATAGCGCCGGCACGAACAGCAGCATCTACGCGAACGATGGCCAGCTGGTGCTCGACTCCGGGACGGCGACTGACGGCGGCTCTCCGTCGAATCTGCTCTCACGCACCCATTCCCGCTATCAGTCGAACCGCGGCCACCTGTTCTCGACGGCGAGCCAGAACCTGGACACGGGCGCGGGCGTGGTCTTTCGCTGGGGGCTTTTCACCGACGACGAACAGGTCTTTTTCGAGTGGAATGGAGACGACAACAAGCTGTACGCCGTGCTCAAGACCACCAGGGGTGTCATCGCACCAGACCCGGAGGACCACAGCGACGGGGGCGGCACCCTGACCGAGATTCACCGCGCTGAGGTGGTGATTCCACCGGACGTGGACATCACGGTCAACACGCTCTGGGACCTCCGCTTCCAATGGCGCGGAGCTGGGGACTTTGAGTTCATGGTCAATCAGCGTGTCCTGCACCGGATCAGTCGGTTGCAGATCGAAAACACGCTGAGCCTCACCAACCCCGGTGTCCCTGCTGCGTTCCAGGTCGAGAACACCGGGGCGGGCTCCTCGCTCACCATGAAGTTCGGGTGTGTGGATGTCTCCTCCGAGGGTGGGAACGAGCGGAAGTACACCCCGCGGGCCACCGGCCTGGACGAGTCACGCGCAATCAACGGCACCAACATCCCCATCGTCGCGTTCCAGATCGCCCCGTTCCTCGGTGGGCGGCACAACACCCGGGACTGCCTTGCCCTTGCGGCGTTCGGTGGTGGTGATCAGCGCGCGGTCGTGAAGGTCTGGAGGAACCCCACTGTAGTGGGTGGCAGCTGGGCCCCCTGGGACACCGAGGCCGGCAAGTCTGGCGTCCGGGTGAATACGACCGCGACCTCCATCACTGGTGGTGAGCTCATCGCGGTGAAGCAAGCCGTGTCCAACGAGAGCGCGGAGTTCAGCCTCAAGCAGCTCGGCCTGGAGTTCGGCCCCGCTCCCGGTGCGGTCCTGGTCGAGGGCGACCCATCCACGGGCGACACGTTCGTCGTCACCGTTCAGCGCGACAATAGCGCGGCCATCAATGTCCTCGCCGGCCTTACGATAGGCGAAGAGGTCTGAGGCAGAATAGGCCCGCACACACCCTGGAGAACCCCATGCCTCTCACTGCTGCACTCAGCGACAAGCTCAAGAACATCCTCAACGGTGCGGGGGGCAAGCCATCCCCTATGGCTGGCATCGCCCCCGATATCCAGCTGGGCGACCGCCTCAACGAGCTGGCCAAGCTGGCCAACATCACGACCGGTGAGGGCGCGTCCCTCATTGGCGTCGAGGACGCCGCGAGCCTCCTGGCGGCTGCCAACGTCGAGGACGCCCTGGCCGAGCTCGCCAAGTACGTCCCCATCGAACTGGCTGACCCGGGCGACGGTGTCGCCATCCCGGTCACGCGCTCGGCGACCATCGGCTTTGTCACCGCAGCCGCGGAGACAAACACCCTGGCCATCCCGACCTTCATCGGTCAGCGCCTGCGCTTGTACGTTGACACCTACGCCGTGGGCGACCGGGTGGTCACCGTGGCCGCCCCTGTCAACGTGGCCAACAACAACACGCTGACGTTCGGTGCCGTGTCCGAGTACATCGAACTGGTGGCCGTCAAGGTCGGGGGCGCGCTGGTCTGGCAGGTGCTCGCCAACGACGGAGTCGGTCTCACCACCGTCTGATCGAGGTTCAGCATGGCCCAAGCTCCCCAGGGCTCGCCCCACGGGGGGCTGGCCAAGGCCGACCAGGTCCGACTCTTCGTCAAGCCGCACACGCGTCGGACGGCGAAGGGCGTCACCATGGTGCGCGGCCACAGCCGCATCAGCTACCGCCTGGACGAGGGCGGGAGGCTCTACTACGCATCCGGGGCCAACCACCCCGGCGAGATCATGGGCTACTGGTACGCCGGCCAGCCCATGGGCGTCAGCGCGTTGGAGCTCGGCCCGCGCGCCATCGACCTGCTCGTGAAGCTGCCCGTGGTTCCGCTATTCGTTGACTCCGGCGCGTTCAGCGAGCTCGACCGGACGACCGGCGCGTTCACCCCGATGTCTGATGCGACGTGGGAGCGGGTCCTATCGGTCTACGACCGCCTGGCAGAGCGTGAGGCCCCGACGGCGCTGGTGGCCCCTGACGCCGTCGGCAACCAAGAGCTGACGCTGGCGCGGATGCGCGAGTACGCCCCACGCGTCCAGGCGCTGGCCGACAAGGGCGTCGAGGTCCTGGTCCCCCTGCAAGCCGGTGAGCTCGACCTGGGCCGCTTCTGGGTCGAGTGCCAAGCGGCCCTGGGCCTGTCCGACGAGGACCTGGTGCCCGCCATCCCCTCCAACAAGAAGGCCGCCCCGCCCCGTCAGGTCCAGGCGTTCATCCAGGAGCACCAGCCCCCACGGGTCCACCTGCTGGGCCTGGGTCCGAAGACCCGCACCAAGGCCGGGCGCGCTCTCCTCGAGGCGATCCCAGCGATCAGCCCGGACACGCAGATCAGCCTGGACAGCAACTTCCTGCAGGCCAAGCTGGGCCGCACGAACGGACCTGGTGGTGGCCCCCGGCTTGGCACGCAGATGGCCGACGCCGCGACGTGGCTGACGGCCGACCTGGCCCCCGAAGACCCCAAACAGGCGACGGCCAACAGGAAGATGATGCAGACCGCACTGACCCGCGCCCTGTCCAAGGGGGCCCGGCTCGTGTTCCGCCTGACCAAGGGGGCCCAGCTCGCCCTGGACTTCAGTCGCGTCCGCGCCCACGCGCGGCGGACAGCGAAGGGGCTGGCCCAGGTCAAGCAGCATGAGCGCCAGGTGAGCCGAAGCCACAACGCCCACGTCGGTCAGCGCACCATGGGCGTCAGCGAAGCGGTCGTGCGCGAGCTTGTGGACAAGGCGCTGGCGTGGGACCGCATCGAGCACCGCCTCAACGGCACCGTGAAGCTGCCCCACTACGCCAGCGTGGACCTGGGCGAGCACACCGTCGCCAACATCAACGGCGAACCCCGCCTGTTCAACCTCTACCTGTCCACTGCGCGACGGAAGAAGACGCAGTCGGGGCGGCCCATCGGCTTCCGTGCGATCTGGCGCACCCACGGCATGGCCAACGACGACGGCACCATGAACGTGTGGGGCTACGACCTCATCCTTCAGACCCCGCCCGGTGTCCACAAGGCCGAGGCCGTCGCCCAGAGCTTGCGGTCCACCATCGCCCACGAACTGACCCACGCGATGGAGCGCCCACCACGGGTCAGTACGAACGCCCAGATGAACGCCGTGAACAACCAGCTGTTCGGCGAGGACGCGACCATCCGGCACTACGTGCGCGCTCGGCTCGACGCCGGAGACGCCGACGGAGCCCGCCAGGTCCTGGAGGCCGCCAAGGCCGCTGGCCCGGAGCTACAGGACCAGCGCGTGGCCGCCCACCGCAAGAGCCGCGAACTGTACTTCAACAGCCCCGCCGAGGTGCGGGCATACAAACACCAGCTCTACCGCGAGCTCAACGACACCAAGAGCGCCGCCCTGGCGCGCGAACTACGCGACCAAGGGGTCAACCCCTCCGAGATCGTGGCCCAGCTGCTGGCCAGCACCGGCGAGTGGAGCATGGTCGCCCCCTACCTGACGCCAGCCAACCGCAGGGCCTGGCTCGAGACGGCCGGCACCCTTGTTGCCCGCCACCTGGCCGACGAGAGCACCCCCATGGAGAAGGCCGTGCGCTTCATTTTTCGCCTGACAAAGGCCGCCCAGCTCAGCCTCTTCGGCGGACAGTCCACCGTGAAGGCTCACGCCCGCAAGACGCCCAAGGGCATCACCCAGGTGAAGGAGCACCAGCGCAAGGGCACCGTGGGCGGGGGCCAGCGGTCCCAGCGCCTGCACGCGAAGATGATGCGTTCGATCGACGAGGGATCCGAGGCCGCCAAGCCCAAGATCGAGGCCGCGGCGCGTGAGGCACGCAGGGCCAAGGCCGCCGCAGCGCGCAAGCAGAAGCAGGACGCCGAGGACGCCGCGCTCCTGGGGCACGAGTACGCAAAGGACATCGGCCTCGACCTGGCAACGACCGCCCACAACGGCACGTCCCACGTCCCCGAGACCCGGGGCAGGCAGGTGATCCGCGAGTACGTCGAGCACCTGCAGGGCGTCGAGGAGCACATCGGCGCGATGGCGCAGACCGACGCGGAGCGGGCGGCCTTCGAAGAGGCGTTCGCCACGTACAGGGCCGGCTACGCCAGCCGCACACGCGCGTGGCTGACCTCGCGCGCCGGCATGGTCAGCAGCATGGTGGCGGGGCCCGCGAACTTCCCCGTGGCCCGGATGCGCAAGCGCAGCAACGCCGCGGACAACAAGGTCCGCGACCTGCTGGAGTACGCCAAGAAGGGGCGGCGCACCCTGGTGCAGGCCATCGAAGCCCAGCGCGTATCAGACGCGGGTGGGCCCGCAGCCGCCGAGCGCCTGAAGCTCGAGGCCGCGACCCGCCAGCTTGCGACCATGAAGGCCGCCAACCGGGTCGTTCGGTCGAAGAAGAACCCGACCGCGGAAAAGAAGCTGGCAGCGCTCGTTGAGCTCGGCATCGACGCGGACACCGCTGCGTCACTGCTCAAACCAGACTTCGCTGGCCGGTACGGCTTCCCCAGCTACGCGCTGACGAACCATCGCGCTGGCATGAAGCGGATGGAGGCGCGCATCCGCACGCTCGAGGCGAAGGAGTCCACCGCGCACCAAGAGCACACGTTCAAGGGCGGGCGCATCGAGTACGCCGTGGACGCCGACCGGATCCGTCTGCACTTCGACGACAAGCCCCCCGAGGAGATGCGCCGCGCGCTCAAGGGGCGGGGCTTCCGTTGGGCACCGTCGATCGGAGTCTGGCAGCGCAAGCTCACCGACAACGCCATCGCGGCCACCGCGATGCTGCTGGACGTGGATCTGCCCTACATGGAGAAGGGCCTACTGGCCGAGCTGCTGAAGGCCGAGCAGCTTGGTTTCTTCGGTGGCCAGACCACCGTGAAGGCCCACCCCAGGAAGACCCGCCAGGGGCTCACCCAGGTCAAGATGCACGTCAGGGCCCCCCGCCATGCGTACCAGGGCGACAAGCTCAAGGCCGGCGAGCGGGTGCTCACCCGAACCGGGCGCGTCACTCGGCCGGTGCCGAAGTCGTCGTCTGGCTCCAGCAACCGCCAGTGGATGAACGCGCTCAAGCGGATGGACAGCTGGCTACTGTCTGAGGGCATTGCCGAGGCCGAAGCCAACGGCGACGACCACCTGGTCCTGGCCTGGTCTGGCGAACACCCGAAGCAGCGGCTCCCACCCGCCACCCGTTGGAGCCTCAACGACTACCTGTTCCCGAAGACCGCGCACGGGCACACCGCTTCCGGCAAGCAGCGCCGGGTGCCCGGTCAGATGAGCCTGGCACCGAGGGGCAAAGACCACGTCACCCTCCCCCGCATCAGGGGCGAGAATGTCCAGCACGAGACCTTCCAGCGTGGCGAGCGCGTCGATGTTTGGCTGAGCCGAGACCGCCACACCAGCGGCGTGATCCGCGGCCTACGCATGGCCGAGCAGGGCACAGGGGCAGAGATCAACGTCGATGGAATCTGGCACTTCGCTGGCCGCATCTACAAGCACGGTCACCTCGAGCACAGCCTCCACAAAGGCGACCAGATGTCCCTCTTCGGCACCGTGAAGGCTCACGCCCGCAAGACGCCCAAGGGCATCACCCAGGTGAAGCAGCACCAGCGGAAGAGTGCCCGTTTCTACGGCGAGCTGCCTGATGTCAGCCTGAAGCGTGGTGACTGGGTCGAGGCGCGCGGGGGCACCCGCTGGGCCAAGACCGGGCGGATCTCCCACCTGACCTACGCCAGCAACACCTACGAGCCCCGCGCCCTGGTCTACTTCCCATCGGACGACGGCGAAGGCAGCTACGAGCAGTTCCACAACCTCGACGACCTCGAGGCCACCGACGAGCCCCGGCACGAGCCGGCCCCCAACCCAGACCAGGCCAAGGCTGAAGAGCAGCGAAGGCGGATCGACCACAACACGCCTGGCCGCATCAACACGCGGATCCAGCGACGGCCCCTGGGCCCGGCCGCTTGGTCTAGCCGGTATGCGATCAAGGGGGGTGAGGTGGTCGTGAAGCACTACCCGCCCGACCGTTCCAACCCGTTCGCCTCCGATCACGGCACGTTCTACGCCTTCGACGGCGACAAGGCCGTGGGTTGGCTGAACGCCAACGACGGCAAGAACGGCAAGATCGCCTTCGACATCGAAGTTGACGTGGACCATCGCCGGATCGGGGTCGCGTCCGCGCTCCTGGAGTCGGTGGTGGACCGTACCGGCATGTCGCCGATCCCGTCGTCGCACGACCAGGACAAGCCCGCGACCGCCGATGCAGAGGCGTTGTGGGCCGCGGTGCAGGCCAAGCAGGACGCCGACCGGGCGGCCGAGGACGACTACTACGAGCAGGCCGCGTCCTGGCATGAGCCGGCCCCCAACCCCGACCCGGCCGGCGGCGCGGAGCTCGACCGGAGCCTGGGTCACGTCTACGGTTCCTCCGGGCTCCACGGGCTCCACAAAGGCGACCAGCGCCAGCTGACCCCGGGGCCGAAGGGCCCCCAGCGTCCAAAGGTGGACCCGATCCATCCCGCCGGCCCAGGCCGGTACGTCTCCTACCAGTGCCCGAAGACGGGCACCGCGCGCCGCGGCCAGGTCTACAAGGTGGGGGCCAAGGGCTGCACCGTCATCGACGACGAGACGGGGGCCGTGGTCAAGGTCCACCATGGGCACTACAACGCCGAGGCGAGCACGCCCGACGACACCGACGGATAGGATCACGCCATGCCACGCTTCCTGATGTCCTTTGATCCGCGCGCCGCCCGTCACGACGGCTATGGCTCCATCCTCATCGACCTGGCCAAGACTGAGCAGCTGGGCCTGTTCGGTGGCCCCAGCCAGGTGAAGGCCCACGCCCGCAAGACCAAGGCCGGCATCACCCAGGTGAAGCAGCACGACCGCAAGCGCAAGGCCGGCAAGGCGAAGCCGAAGATGCCCAAGGGCTTCGACTACCCGCCCAACCTCGCTACCCAGCGTGGCATCACGCTGGCTCCGGGAACCCCCGTGTGGGATCCACAGTTCGGCGCTGGCACCATCACGCAACAGACGGGAAAGCGATACTTCGACGCGAAGTTCGGCCGCCGGAAGACCACCATCAAGGCGGGCGAGTTCGCCTACGAGCAGAAGAAGGAGCGCGGAGCGCAGGACATGGCCCTGCTGGCCAAGCGCGAGACCGAGGCGAAGGAGCTCCTGGCCAAAGACTTCGACCCCCTGCACCTTGGGCGCGCGCGCGACACCACGCGGAGCACGCTCCAGGCCCTGTCGGCCGCCATCCGAGCCGTGGACTACTACGCATCCGGGTCGGCGGGCCGCCTCGTCTCAGCCAACAGCCTCAACCGCAAGCTGGACAACCGGCTGACCGAGATCGAGACAGCGATCAGTTTGGGCAACCCCAAGGGCTGGCACACCTTCCTGAAGACGGAGAAGACGCAGGGCGACTACCTGACCCACCCCGGCTTGGCCAAGAGGTTCCGGGCGTCCATCGTGGCCAAGGGCAACGCCCGGTCTGAGGCCATCAGCAACCTCGACCACGCGACCCGCGACCTCGGACTGAACGGCGTGGAGCTGGAGCACACCGGCCAGCGCCAGTGGGTCTGGACCAAGGGCAAGGCCAAGGCCGTCGCGTCCTACCGGGAGGACAACGGGCGCTGGGATCTCGACCTGCCCAGCGCCACGAAGGAGAGCCTGACCGAGGGGGGCGTCGCCAGCGCCCTGATGGACTGGGGCGGACCCGGGAAGCTGGGCTGGACACCCTCGCAGCTCACCAAGCACCTGCAGGAGCACGGCAGCGTCACCGCGCGCGAGTTGCGGTTCGCATTCGGGGGCCAGCCCCATGAGCACACTCGCGTGCTCCACCGGATGTTGGACGATGGGCAGCTCGAGGCCCACGGCAAGCATGAGGGCGTCCTGCGCTACTCCCTGCCCGGTGGGCAGAAGCCGAAGGCGAAGGCATCCAGGGGCCCGAAGCGCAAAGGGAACCTGGCCGACGCCCTCGACAACGAGGCCATGGACAAAGCCGGCTACACCTGGGACCAGCTCGACGCTCACCTGCAGGAGCATGGAGCCGTCAGCGTGTCCGACATGGTCACCGGGTTCGGCAAGAGCAGCGCCATCCAACGGGCCGCACTCAAGCGCCTCACCGATCGGGGCTTCCTGCAGGCCAACAAGCAGGGGCGCACCCTGCGCTACAGCCTGGCTGGCGCAGACTCACGCCGCACCGACGGGCTGCGCGAGACCCCCACCGGCACCCGCGTGGACGACGGCGACGTGGTCCGCACGGCCGGCGACCGCCAGCGGATGGAGGCCGAAGGCTTCGCCAACCGCATGGTGGGCGACTTCAGGCGAGGCCGCACCGACAAGGGCACCGCACGCGCCGCCATCAAGACCTACCAGGACATGGGCGGCGACCCGGAGACCGTGAAGCACCTGATGTCCGGACTCAAGAAGGGCAGCAGCCTGCGCTTCACTGTCAACCCCGAGTGCTTCCCGGTGGTCAACCCGACCTTGGACCTGGCCAAGGGCAGCACGCGAGCCAGCATGGCGCTGGCGATGTCCAGCACCGACTTCGACACCACGTTCCCTGTGGACGGCGTGTCCGTCCGGTTCAGGTCGAAGCCCGGCCAGATCCCGTGGGTGACCGTGGACGCCCTCACCCCCCTGCCCTACCACGTCCTGGTCGGCAGCCTGCGCAAGGCCCAGGCCATCGCCCCCGACATCATCAAAGCGCTGCGAGCCGGCCGCCCCTGGGAGCGTGGCATGTTCCGCGCTGAGGGCAAGCTGCCAGAGAGCGAGCTCGAAACCAGCTGGGAGTAGCCGTGCCGACTGGCTACCGCGTCATGGGTCCGCCGAGGCCCAACCGGGCCGAACACCCCTACCAGGCCCAGGCCCAGTGGGGGACCGTCCGCGTGCTCATCGAGAACGTGAAGGGCTCCCTGCGCCGGGGCACCAGCCCTGACGGGCGTGAGTGGGCTACCGAGATGCCTGCGCACTACGGCGAGGTGCCCGACACCGTGGCCATCGACGGCGACCCCGTGGACGTGTTCCTGGGCCCCCACGGGCCCGAGGCCGCGCCCATGGTCTACGTCATCCACCAGAGCCAGAAGCACGGCCCGCACGACGACGAGCCGAAGTGCATGGTGGGCTTCACCGACGCCGTCACCGCCCTGGCGACCTACCGGCTGGCCTACGACAGCAAGCGCCCGAAGAACCTGGGCCTGACCGTCTGGCACTGGGCCGAC